GTGGGCTCGGAGATGTGTATAAGAGACAGGTGTGTAAAAAGGCGGCTCATTGGTAACGCCTGAGATGCTTACATTCGCATTTAGTGGGTGAGTGTGAGTTTGTCCGCTCCCCGTATTCCCTACCGATACAGTGTGAGTGTGGTTCCCGTTCGTTGAGGTAGTCCCCGTCCAAGAATTTGCGGCATTAAAACCAACCCGGCGAAGAACATCATCTTTAAAAGAACCCCCAGCGTCCTTCCAGTTGCCATAACTTTCTACGTAAAAGGCGCCTCCACCATCGAGACCTCCTTGGCAATCCCATCCGCCGAAGGTGCCAGTTATGTTCATACTTCCTTTTGAGTGAGTATGATCACCCGCACCTCCAGTACTTGCTCCATGAGAATGTGCGGGTAACTGCGCGACAGTAAGTGCCGTTCCTCCGATGGTTCCATTCACAGACAGACTTGGAATTTCAATCGTTGCCGCCCCTCCTGTAGTACCGGCATTCTTAGGCAAGGATCCCTTAACAAACTTTCCTACTAAGTTTGGGACCGTTCCTCCGCTTCCGTCAGAGCCGCCGTCACATAAAACCCAGCCGACATCAGCTTGGGTAGATCCCCAAAAGATAGGATTCCTGTTGTCCGTTCCTCCAAGAGTTACGTTGTAAAAAGGAACAACGGCGCCGGCTGGAACTGTGATGTCAATATTTTTCCAAACTGCTCTGTTCGTTCCGGGAGCTACCGCCGTTGAATGAGGGCCGTTTGGCTGTACACAGCGGTACTTTGTTCCGTTCTGCATGACCTCATTGCCAACCTCGTAATCCAGTAGGGCTGAGTAATTCATGATTCCACCCTGCTGGAACCACACTGCAAATTGAGACAACAGGAACAAGACACCGTTGAAGTCTGCTTTGTGCGGCGGGATACCGCCCTGCTCGATCGGCACAGCATTGACAGGCCCCCAGCCCTCCTGAACAGACAAGCGTCCGGTTCCCGCTTCAGTTGGAGTCAAGGGAGGAATCGTGTATTCCCCGCTAGCGGCCACAACTCCGGGAATTTGAAATTTAGGATAGTTGCTCATATATCAATAACCTTTGAAGGATTGAATACGCCCTGATTGAAGGGAAGAAGTTTTGATCCGTAGAAACCAAAGACCAATGTGTTTGGAACAACTGCTTCGACATTCGCCAGAACGCCTGCAGGCCTATTCAACAGCCCGTAGTTTTTGAGAATCGCGATTTGAACTGAGTTCGGCTCACCCACAATACGGATGTTGATGGTCATGTCCTGATAGTCGTTTACGAATGCCGGAAGACCGATCAGCCGAGTCAACAGGGAGTTTATGGTTTCAGCTGTAGAGTTCGAAACATTTACAACAGCGCGATAAAAAATCAGGAAACGGAAAAACTCATCATCCAGCCGAGTGTCCTGACCGTCGACAACGAGGTTCCGGTTCACTCCTACGCGCTTTCCCCACCAATCCAGCCAAACCCCGGAGGCAGTATCAGGGTTCAATATGAAATTAAAAAACGCGTCCAACTGAGGGGACGCGTCTAATTCCGCATTGAAAAGTAACCCTAATTGTCTGTATCGCTCTGAGTGCGAATACTGCGACTGGAGCGCAATAGAAATAAGCGATCGGACATTTGAGAGTTTGCGAAAGTCTTCAACACTCAGAATGTTCCGCCATGTTGCAGAATCAGCCATCGTTAGCCTCCTGTTTGAAACACCAGAGACACATCCGATTCTTGAATCGTGGGCTCCACATTTGCAGGAATTTGAACACTGGATCCGAAAGCTCCAGAACCTAAAGCAACTTGAATGGATGCAACCGGAACTTCTGTCGCGGATTGAATTGCGGCATAAAACCGAGAAGCGTAGACAGTCGAAGCCAAGGAAACGCGGTCATTCGCACCCTGTCCTAGAACATCATTTATTACAGCTTGGATGACGTTGTTCTTCTCGGTCGGATTCATTGAAGTGGCAAAGAATTCGATCTTTACTTTGAGAGCTTGATTCTGCGGTCTGACAATGTTGTAGACGTAAGTTGCGTTGTAGAACCTAGAGTCTGTGAAGAAAACCTGATAGGTTCCAGTAGTCCCGCACCCCGCGTCCTTTCGTTGGTAGATTGTTTGAGCAATCTGTTCATCCTCTCCGCCAACAATAGCGACCAGAATAGAGTGAGGACTGATACTCACGCCGAACTGCGTGATAACCGCGTTCGTCGGATTCTCTAAAACTCTGACATCAAGAACGCCTTCAAGCGCTGCTAGGTTTGCCTCGATCGCTTCAACATATCCTGTCGCGTTGACGGCATAACTTTCAACCATTCGATTTCTTAGTTCTGCGTCCGTCTCTTCATCTCGACCGACCACACCGGCGGTAGGATTGGTAATAGTGTCCCATCCGGCAATAGTTGTAACGATCCTGTTCACTGCTCCCGCTGCTACTTCTAGCGGGCCATGTTCAATAGCGGTAAAGGTCGTTGCGACGCTTCCTGTGTCTCCGATGCGTGCGCCTGCTGCCGCCGAATGTCTGTATTGATTTCCGAGGGAGTCTTGTGCAATGGCGCCATAGGGTATTACTGTTCCCTTCAAGCCTGTCAGCACGCAATTGACAACTGTAGGTTCGGAGATTTTGCGATCTAAACCGTAAAGAGCCGCCAGAGCATCTAAAAACCTTCCTGTTGCGAGATCCGGGTTGACCATGTTCGACAGGAAAAGAATCTCAGAGTTTTTAGCCTCGATTTCGGCCACGATCAGATCAAGAACCTGTCCCATCGGAGAACTGGGCTCGATGTTCAAAAGTGGATCCGTCGGTGAAGTTTGAAACGCCTGCTGGATCCTGGAGCCGAGATCGGAACGAATCTCTTGCGTACTCGGCAGTTCTACGCCGACCAGTGGATTAAAAATGATTTGAGCCATAATTTTTTAGAACACAAAAGAAACTGTTTCGTCCTGTTCGGTTGTGATCGTGATTTCTCCGTGCAGAGTTCTCGTTTCCTCATCGAACTCGGTAATGTCCACAGAATCAACGGACTTCACACCATCAACCCTATTCCCAGCCTCATGGATCAATTGAGCAAGGACGGAGGAATCCAGCTTTTTCGCGAGTTGGGCTTCCTTCCATGCAATGCCGTTGGCCCGCTGAAAATAAGCATCGTTTGTCCACAAACGAACCTCATTAGCCAAGTTCTGAGCTATTGCCAAAGCTCCGGACGTTAAAAGGATGTTCCCTTCTTTCGTCAGCTGCAGATCCCATGACTGAGGATTCAGAAGAGCTGTTTTTGCTGTATGCGGCATGATCTAACTCCTCGTTTACTGCGGGGCGCCGGTGCTTGAATTTCCGCTTTGGACGCCTGTGTGCGTGTGGCTGGTAAAGCTGATGCCCTTCGCATTTACATCACCTGTGAATGTTGCATCAGCACCTCCAGAACCACCGCCGGAAATTGGTCCGTTCAAATTGATCTGAGCAGAGTTGACTGTGAAACTGGTGCTCGCATTGACCTCGCACTCCGGAGATTCAATCGTGATCTTTGTCGGAGCTTTAATCTTTATTGTTCCCTCGTCTTCCAGATGAATGAAGACCTCCGGAGCCTTTCCCCAGAAACCACCGATATAGAACGAATCGGACGGATCAAATTTTCGATAAGTTGCAGGAACCTTTGGAGTCGTGCTGCCGTTGATGTTTGAAATGTCATGCTTTGCCACAACTGCCAATCCGATGTCTCCCACCTTAGGATCACAGATAATCGCGGCTTTTCCATGCTGTAAACGAAAATACGGAAGCTTTGGAATAGTAGTCACTTCCAAGCCGTCTCCTGAATTGTTTCTGGGCTGGAGAAGTGGCTTGACCGTGACATATCCGGCGCCGGCTTCTTCTCCTTTACGTTCCACCGCCGTCACAACAACAGGCAAGGAGGTACTTACCACCTGAGAGATCAGCGAACGAACAAAAAACTCCATCGAATTCAACGGATTGCTTGAGGCGAAGTTGTCATAGTTCGCACTAAGTTCTTTGTCTGACATTTACCACCTCGGATATATTCCGGAAATTGAAGTTTTCCAAGAACCACCACCTGGATCATTAGCACTCAACTCATGTTTGAGAGAGACGATTTTCCAAGTTCCGGAAGCATGAGGAACGATTGATTCCAGTTTGAAATTCGCTCCGATCCTCAACTCCGGACGGAAAAAACATGAGACGTTGATCCCATTGTTCGAGAATGTTGGATAACCAATCATGCCGTTGGAGGAGTTAATCAATGGCAATTCGCCTTGTGTCTTCCGGCTTCCTTTCTTCGGCATGAGAACAACTTTCTCATCATCAAATAAGAGATTTGCACCAACTGCATCGGCAATTCGACGCATTTTTGTCACTGGGTCCCCGTTGATAATGCAATCTCGGATTGAAGCCGTGACTTCATTGTTTTCGAGGACGTACCCGACTTCTTTTGAAATCTGCTCAATCAAGCCTGAAACGGTTTGGTTACCTGTGACAGAAATCGGAGGTTGAGGAATTAAAGCGGGAAAAAGGCCACAATTTGCCTCGATCTTGAACACTGGACTCGGAGCTGTATTGAAGTCCGCCCAAGCATTGATGATCTCGCCTTTGAAAATAACTGATAAGGTCTTCCCTTTCTGTCCTGCAGAAATATTGATTTTGTTCCGCTTCAAAGAAAAGGACTTAAAGCCGAGATGCGTCAGACGCTCCATTGTGTTCAGAGACAATCCTTTCAGAACAACTGAAGCTTTTGGATATGCCGGACAACCTGATTTATCAATGGAGACAGACACCGCAAAATCTTTGAAAGTGATTGCTTCTTGTCCGTCCATAGCGACCGTTACAGCAATGTCTTTCTGTGTGTAAGTAGTCTCATTGAGCACCATTTAAAACCTCGCTTGCATACACAAGGATCCATCGGTCGTTTAAGCCTTCATATTGAGGATCTGAGTTGCCCAAAGTGTCGATCATTCTGAGTTTGCCTTTAAAGTTCGGAGAAGGATAAGTATTGATGTCCGTTTCCACGCAAACCTTGCGCCCTTTAAATATCTCGACTTCTTCACATGTCAAATTGCAGTACATGTGCTCGGCCACTTGCCTCAGGCTGATGACACAATTCTGACCGTCCAACACGACAGAAAACTCTTGCCACGGAAGGGCTGAAATATTGATTTGAATCATGTTCCACCACCATTGCAACCAGATGGTTAAAAAGGTTTCTACTTGCCCAGGCCTCCAGCCCATTTGATCAAGCTTTGAGCCATCGTCGGTTTTGTTTGAGCCTGCCCTGTATTAACCTTGACTGCAGAAGTCGCTCGCTTTGGTGAATAAGCGATTTTCTGCTGGTTTAGGTTGACCGTGATGATCTCAACGAAAGAGGCGTGTATCGACAACATACAAGCATTAGATGTCTGAGTTCTGGAGAAGTCATAGTGCTCCAAAGCCATATTTCGCCAGATTTTTGCCGGAGAAAAAATCGTACAAGTGTCTGTACTGTTCATCCTCCGGTCTAACATTGCGAGCGCTAAAACCTGAACGGCATAGCTTCCATTGAACAAAAATTCGACGTTTACACGCTCAGGTTCACGCACAATGTTGTAAGCGGCTAACTGGCCCTTTTCGATCGGTTCGGTCGGAATCCGAGAACTCTGGTCTGCGTCAACTGCAGCAATCGAAACGTAGGGAATAAACGGAAGCAGGTTGTTTCCAACTACTGCCCACGACAATCCCATGATTGAATTTATAGACGCCATCAGAAATCAACCCCCGAAGCAGCGTTATTCAACATGTCTGTAGATCCTTGCATGGCCTGAGAGACACCTTGATTAACTCCTTGAATAACTTGTTCCTTGTCTGGATTTCCGTTGAAATTGACTACAGTCTGGTTGGAAATCGGAGAGTTTATGTTTGTCGTTCTGCCTTTTTCTTTGACGACTCCTCCGGCATTTCCAGCAGTTGCTCCAGCCGGTGCAACCACTGCCTTCTTCTTGTCATCACTTCCGAACCAGTTCATGGGATTAACCCACGAAGGCATTTCAAAATTTGTGATGTCTGACAAGGCACTGGAGATCCAGTCAACGATCGGCTGAATGCTGCTTTTGATAGATTCAAAGGCGCCAACAAACTTATCCCTTAATCCAGATACAGAGTTGATGACCTTCGCGATAACTTCAGCAACCTTTCCTATCGTCAGAACGATTGTCTCAACTGCTACCTTGATGACCGATCCGAAAGCCTTCAGGAAAAGATCTCCGACAGGCTTTAGCGCGTCCATCAGATCTTGGATGGCTTTCCACGCATCTTGGAAGCTCTTGCGAAGCTCTTTGATTTCGTCGTCAGACGTGCCCATTGATCTGAGCAAGTCTTCAAACGCGCTTGGTCCGCCTTTTGCAAAACTGATTAGATCATCTAATGCAAGGGCTAAAGCAACTATGCCGGCAACAACCAACCCAACAGGACTGGCTAATAAACCTAAGGCCTTTCCACCCAGCATTAACGCCGACTTCGGACCCAAAGCTATTGCCGCGGCTCCCGCAACCAATTCCAGTGCTATTTTGATGAATTCACTGTGCTGAGCAACAAAGTCTGTGAAGTCACCAAATTTTTTCATCCCCTTATCGATGTACGGAAGAAACACCTTGGCAACTTGATTGCCGAGGTTCTTCATCGACATGGTTGTGATTTCCCATTGGATTTTGAACCGTCTGGCGTTTTCCGCGTCTTTAGGAGACAGGGCCATTTGCCGGTACTTCCCAACAAGCTCGTTCATTTGCTTGTTGTTCTGAAGGAACACCGCAGCACTTTCCCGGGTCAGGCCGAGATACTTCAGGGCATAGTTGGCCTGGGCATCATTCATGCCATTGAGCTGTTTTCCCATGCGCAGGAAAACAGACGCGCTGGCGCCGGTGCGGTCGGTGAACGATTTCAGAGCATTAGTGAACGCATCTGCAGAACCTCCCGCAGCCACATTCGCTTTTCTCCAAGCATCCAACTCAGAGACGTTCATCCGGACTTCTTTTGAGAGCTTGTCTAACTTATCGCCCTCATCAATGAAGTTCGTGAACATCATCTTGGCGCCGAACATGGCCGCCAAGGGACCGGCATATCCCTTTATTGCAGAGAAGACCTTTGAGGCCATTGAGTCGAGTTTTTGCAGGGCCTGAGATCCCTGTTTGGCCCCCTTCTCAATGTCTTTTCCAGCCTTTTGACCTGCTTGAGAAGCTTGCCTCATTGAAGCAGTAGCAGCATCAGAATTATTTTTGACTGATTCGACTGCCGCAGCCGTTTGATCGCCAATCGGGTTGCCCAGAAGTTCATCAAGATTGTCTCCGGCATCCGCAGACTTTTTGATCAAGAAATCGATCTTCTTTGAGAGACTATCGAAAAACTCAATGATCCCATCGGCATTTAAACCAATGTCGATTAACAGACTGTCAGTTGTTTTTGCCATTTTCTAATCCGATTTATTTGCAAGCCACGCGTTGTAGTTTTTGACTAGAAGGATCTCATCGAGCTGGTACGCTTCTTCAAGCGTGATCGTTGTCTGCAACTCCGTGAGGGTTGCCATTCCTCCGGATATAAGCCGGGAGAACAAAGGCGGGAAGTTGCTAACTTGGGCAACTCCCCGAACCTTCGCGCAATCTGCTAGGAACTCGGCTCTGCGTGGGAGAACAGTTTCCCGAAATTTTGAAAAAAACTGAAATTCACCTTCAGGGATTCCACACGAAGGCGGATCAAGGTCATCGGGTTACTAATGTAGCCGTCGGCATCGTCATACGAAAATTGACGCTCATTGTTGCCATCAACCTTATACACACCAGTCAGAAGCTCATCCAAGAGGGCCTTCGCTTCCATGTGAGGGACGGATGCTAACGCTCTGATAATCTCTTTATACGAAACAGAGGCGTCTAAATCGAGGTTTTTTCCTGTCAACAGGAGAATCCGGATTAAGAGGTCTTCTGATTTCGTTGCTGGGAACGGGTAAATTTTGAACGTCAGCTGCTTATCGCCGTCTGTCGTTTTGAAGATAACCGGATCTCTCATTTAGATGCGCTCCATAGACTCGAAGTGGAATACCCAGGTCGTGGCAGCCAAGACTTTATTAAGTCCGGGCATCGGGTTTGCTGTCTGCAATACACCGTTGGAGAACTGGTAGGTCTTGCCAATTGATGGAATCTTGATTGTCAGATTGCAAACGTAAAGCTGTTTATTTGAGCTCATAGCCTCAAACAACGTTGTAAATGCGGCCGCTGTCGGAGAGTTTGCTTCCAGCGTGATTGTGACCGGATAAATATTCGGTGTGACGCCTGCAGCCATACGACCGTCGACACCCATTCTGGTCTCGGCAACCTGCTGGGAATCGGCAACAATAGCCGCATCTGTGGAGAATCTTTCCAGTTTCAGACCGTTCGGGTAAAGCTCTTCAATCGTCATCACTGCTGACGCATTGGCGGATGTGATGTCAAAGTTTTGTACGGGCATTTTTATTCTTTCCTAAATGAAAAACCCGCCATCACGACGGGTCTTTGCGGTTGTGAAATTTTGATTACATGACGGCTGTCAAAGGCATCTCAATTCGTTGGATGCTACCGGCATAGGTGTACCAAAGTCCCAAACGAGGGCTTCCTCGCTGGGTTCTCACATTTGCCGACGGAGATTCAATAAGGTACCAATAACCTTTTGAGTAGAGATCCTGTTTGATCGTTGAGTTGTTGGTTTCCGTCAACAATTGCTGAATCTGGGAGTTGGACAGTGCTAGGCCTGTATCAATCACGCCATTGCGCTTGGCATCATTGATGGGATCGAGCAACCATGCCTCGACATAAGCAAAACCGATGGCGTTGTAGGGAGCGCGATTGATTGCCGCGAAGCCGTCCATAATCTGACGCTGGATGCGGGCCTTGAACCAAATCATGCCGTAAAGGGCATCAATCCATTGATAAATTCCGGAGAGCAGGCAGCCACGGTTAATGAAATCAAACTCAGCGTTACGTGTTGCGAATGCACCCACGTAATTGACCTTGAGATCATCCAATGCTTCAGCCACTTCGTCGCTGAGAACGGAAGCCTTAATTCCGGAAGCCGACTTCGCAAACCACGTCTTAATGCCTTGGATAGCGGACCAATCAATAGAGGCGCCAACTGCAAGGAATGCCGCGGCATCCTGAGCGGTACCGTAAACCATCGCCAAACAGTTGTAATTACTTTCAGCTAACTGGGCGGCTTTCGTCGTGGACTGGGTAGATTGATCCAGCATCTTTGTGTCTGTGGACCAATCAAAGTACACGTAGTCATCATCAATGTCTGCCCAAGCCGCTAAAGCGGAAGCCTCTGCCACCTCAGTTGCATAAAGAGTCGTGAATCCGACCCAGTTTCGAGAAACAGAGGTCACAAGATTCATGTTCTGAGCAGGTGTCAGAGCATCGGAACCTTGAGAGAGAACGGCACCGGAATCCTCTGTCAGTCCGAGCAATGCAGATACATCCGTTCCAGTGGTCGCCTTTGTAGCGAAGGAGATTGAAGCCGTATCGCCTGTCTCTGTAGTGGTCAGAATGATGGCATTTTGATCAGAATTGAAGGCGCCGGAAACCGCTCCAACTGCAGAAGCCAGCTCGGTTGCAACGTCACTGAAAGACTTAGCCGTAGAGAAATCGAGGTTCACGACTTCTTTTTCTGTGCCGTTGACCGAAATCGTCAGGGAACCGGTCTTAATGGCTGTCAGTTCAGAAAGTTGCGCTGTGATCGGAGCAGACTTAATCCAAGCGGCGGCATCTGCATTGATTCTACGGGCCACAAAAAGACGGTTAATCGCCTTCTGCTGATTGTTCACTCCTGAGAAATATTGATTGGCAAAGTCCGCCTCAGGAGATTCCGCACCAAAATAATTCCCGACAGCGGCAGCTGTCACAAATTCCAGTGCCGGAGAATCTGCAGGAATCAGAGCATTCTGGGTCAGCAGCAGACCGTTTGTTTCAAGATCGGCGCTCCCAGCTCCAATGATGCGAGGGGTGATAGAAACCAATCGATTAGCATTGATTGACATATTTTTCCTCAAAATAAAAAAGCGCCCGTTAAGGCGCTGACGATAATTGCTGAGGTGCTAGCTGAGAGCTACACCAATTTAGAGGCCGTTAATACACGGCTCCTTTAGGCAAAGGTTTAGGGTCTTCTATAGGTGTTCCGCTTAAGTAAGCCTCCACCACTCGAAGTTTTTCCTCTTCGTTCACCGGATAAAGACTCCCCCAAGCATGGAGAATTGGAATCTCTCCAAATTTCTCCTCATATTTGTCATAGAGTTCCTCGTTAGAGAGAGACATCAGCCGATCGACTTCTTTTTTGTCCATTGTTTTTCCTTGCTATGGGATACCAAATCCTTAAGCATTTCGTTGAAAACATTATAAGATTTGGAAAGGTTTTGTTTTACGGCGGGTAGCTCACATCAACGTTTTTCAGGTCCACATTAACCGCATTAAAGAAGCTCATAGAAACTTTGATCTGGCTCTGCATGCTGAGGTGGATCATCAGCGTTGATCTTCGTACATAGTTATCGGAGTCCCCGATGATGGTTGTGTCTCTCGGATCATCCGCATGAAGCAGGCTGATTCCTCTATCAACGAAAAACTGCACGCCGACCTGAGACCTGCATACTGTCTCCAAGGCCTGAGCTCTCAGCATCGCATTCATGCCATCAGAGCCGTTTAGCGTCGAAGCGTAGCAATCGACCTGAACCAAAACCTCTATAGTCGTTGAGAGGTAAACATTGTCATCGGTTTGGTCCTTCTCCCAATCCTCGGCACTCGTCCCGTGTCGCACGCTTGAGATGTAGGAATAGATGACGTAATCGTTCCCTTCAGGAGGCAATGCCAGATTGTTCTGGTTACCGTAGAAAATGTTTTCCGGCGCCACTTCCGGAACTGCAAATATCTCAAGAAATTCTTGGATCACTGTCCGGATGTTCGGGGTCAGGTTTTGTGCTTTCATCTTCATTCTCTGCGATATTCAGTTTCTGAGGCGTGGTTTGGAATGTGCAGCGGACCGCCTCCCAACCAGCGTCCGAAAAATCCTCGATCACCGCAGTGATCAGCCACTGGCCTCCCTTAGAGTCTTCGACATAATCTCCCGACCTTGCTAGTGGTCTATAGATTGCCCACGGCCGCTGCTTCTGGTCGCTCGATGCGTAGAGGTACAGGCGCCGGATGATGGTGTTCTGTCCGGCTAAGTTGGCATGATCAAGAGCGCTATCGCCTTCACTTTGTAAATTTCCTTGAATCTCCTCTGCTGGTGCGTAATACGCTTGGACGATCCCTCCTACATTCTTTTGGCCGACCGATCGATACAGCTTGAAGGTTTCGTCTGCATAGTTGGCGTTAATCGCCTGGCGGACAATTGCGTGTAGGTTGAGAGACATTAGGAAACCTTCCAAGTTATAGAGCTTTGCAAGACGCCACTCAGCGTCAAAGGCTTTGTGGTCATCACGTTGTTAGGTAGAGTGCCTTTCCCTTTAGCTTTCTTGGCCTTGTCCATTTCTCCTCTTGCCTGCATCAGTGCCATCGTTAGCTCTGATCGTTTGGGAAATGAACCTGCCGGAATACCTGCTTCTCGGATCGTTTGCTTGATATCGTCGGTGGCCATTTGCCCCATGACACCTAACGAATGCTTTATGTCGAACGTTTTTAGGAAGCGAGACCTAAATTTCACCTGCCAATCCATTCGTTTTTGAGCGTAGGTGGCTCGCATAAACGGACGCGGAGGCATGTACAGGGTCGTGAACTTGCTGTTCGGAGGAAGTCCTAGCTGGGCTGACAGATAGTGTCCTTGCTTACTCGTCACTGATTGGGTCCACCCATATTCCAAATACATCCCAATGCTGGCAATGTCCGGAATCATTATTCCGACCTCTAGCTTTTTATTGCTGTCGGCCTTAAGTTTCTCTGACAGCTTTTTGAACGCATTGTTAGATGTGATGTTGATGCCCATCATCATCCCCACGGATGGTAATTGTTTCCCGGATAAACTCTGCCGCCGATTCGGTATTTGGCAGTCAGCGTCCAGTACATGGCGCCGCATTGGGTTTGAGCCCACCAATCTCCGACAAAAGTATTCGTTTTCAGAAGGTCAAAACTGGTACTCACACTTCCCTGCGTAGCACTAGCAATCCTGCCAACCTGACCATTCGGCTGCTGGCTGAGGGTTAGCAGATGACAGGTTGCCAAATCCAGGAGCCGCTCCCTTGTATAGATCTTGTTGTCCGGATCGTAGGGAGCAAAGCTGTCGGCGTCCGTATTCCCTACAAACTCAACCGCCAAATCAAAGTAGAACTGGAGAGTTTCGTCTGGGAATTTAACTTCATCCGAAAACGCAGGATGAAGGATTCGAAATTTTTCAGGATCAAAGACGACGACAGCCATTTTGTTAACCTTCTTCGTTCTTAACTTCTTCAACGTTGACCGATTCAGGATCGATCGGATTGAGGCCGTGAGATGCTTCCTTTAGTTCGTCCTCGCGGCTTCTGAATTCTTGAACTGATTTCATCTCCATCAGGCACGGAAGACCGCCATTCACTCCTGTGAACACAGCTTCTTGACCATGCATACGAATGATGTTTTCCCAGTCTTCTTTGTCGATCTGGAACGCAACCGAGTTTCCCTTGCCCAGCAGGATCCCGTCACGTTTTCCTCTAAGCGAATCATTAACTCCGGGGAAGATGATCGTCTTTGTTCCGCCATTACCGTTCGGCACATCGTCAAATTTGAGGCCGTGTGCAAGAGTGCAAGCAATGATCACAGTGGACTGAGTTTTAGCAGCGCTCTTCTTCTGAGTGTTGCTGAAATTGTCTGCGACAACCTTTCCGGATGTTGCTTTCTGAGTTGTGTTGGTTCGAGCCATTATTTTCAATCTCCTAAGAAAGAGGCCCGATCTCTCGGGCCTCCATAGCTGGTTAGTTCAGGTTAGATGCCAAGCATTGTTGCGACGAGGCTGGGACGACGAATAACAGCGCCCCAAGTTCCGCCCACCACTTTCTGCTTGTAGCTGGACATTTCCGGAACCACACGACCCAAGAAATATTTCTCAGAGAATGCGCAGATACCGGTTTCAATGCCAAACAGATCAGGAACGGTCATGTACAGCATTTCACCTGCAGTCGTGGTCAACTCAGGAAGCTGAACAACCTCGATGTTGGGGAAGGACTGCTTGAGCATGGTCATAGCTGTAAGACCGAAACTGTTCGGTTCGGTCAAGTACGGAGCTCTGGTGTTACTGACAGCGAGAACGATGCGGGAGTTCTGATCAACCAAACCGCCGTTATTCTTGCTAATTTCAGCCCAAAGCTTGTTAATGTCGTTATAGACAATGTTGGCAGTCTTCTCAGGCTGTGCTGCGCACTTTGCCGCCCACGTAGAGTTAGCGGTAGATCCTGTAGTGATGGAGATCGGGGAAATCGAAGCATTCAAGTTCGGGTCATTTAACAGACCGTAGACCTTCTTACCTTCGACACCATAAAGCGCAAACTTGTTGTGAGCCATTGCCATCACGTAAGCAGAAGCCTGTTGTTTAGAAGAAACAACATTCAACTTGGCCTTGGCCGCAAGACCGACTTCGCGGTCGCCATACTTGATGACGGTCTGGAACAGGAAGTTTTCACGAGTCGGGTACTCCACGTTCACGTCTGTGGAGACGTTCTCTGCGAAGTCAGAGTAAGGAGTTACATTGCCGGCATACTCTTCGACCGGGAAGGTGAAGAAATTGTCAGTCCAATCGCCCTTGCGTTCTTCGCCGAAAATCTTAGTAGCGTTCTGGGCGGCAAAGAGAATGGGGACGACCTGCGGGTCAATGAATGTCGTGAAGACGGACGGAACACCGACAGACACAGGAGTCTGCAATGCGGCATCTCGAGCCATTGCCTTAACCGTTGCATCGTAGTCGACGTTGATCTTGCCCTTTGCGTCGGTGGAATAGGACATGAATCCCTTTGCTTCCACACCATGCACGCCCTTTTGTTTTGCTAATTCAAAATCGTTCATTTTTTACCTCAGATTAGGATCCGGTCGCGGCAGGCTGATAACCGAGGCCGTGATTGGAAATGATGATCGTGTCGCCCTTTGCGCCAGCCGTCTGAACTGTCCAACCGGTGTCATTTGTGGCGCCGGCGGTGCCAAAAGTGATGGCGCCGGTAGTCGGATTACAAAGAACCGCCTGACCGACCGTGGCGGCTGCGGGAGCAACGATGTAGTAATCACCTCGAACGGCAATCGTCAGCTCAGAGCCCTTCGGATAAATATCCGGAGTATCTGTGCCCAGCTCGATGGACGCGGTGAACGTGCGCTCAACAAATCCGATCGGCTTGTCTCCTGCAGAGCCCGTCAAAGAGGCGATCGGGAATTTCACTGCTGTTCCGGTTGTGGAGGCGGCCACAGCAAACGCAAAACCACCGCACTGGACAGTACCGTCAGACAAATAGTTCTGAGGCGTGTAGACGGCCTGATTGAATGCAACCTGCTGTCCCGGAATACCGATAGCAGGATAGAGACCTACAGATTTTTGAAGCATCAAAAAATCTCCTATTTATTTAACATTGTTCAAAATTGCGCTGACGGCAGTCGGCTTCTCGGTCACCTTGGCGCCGGAGTCTTTCGCACCAGCTAAGGCCTTTCGGCCTTGCATATAGGCGCGGTACGCAGAACGAGCTTCGGACGCGGAGATGTTTTTCAAACCGAGTTTCTTGAGTGCTGCCACATAGATGGAACCTGCAGAGTCATAGGATCCGGCACGGATAACACCTAACACCGGCTTGACTTCTTCGATTGCGGCCAGTTCAGAGTAGATGGCGTTTCTGAGAACCTTCATGGAGTCAGAAGCAGAGCTCTTCTCTTCCTTGCCGTCTTCAGGTTTCGGATCTTCATCCTGTGCGCCTTCATCTTTCTTCTGGGCGTAATTCAATCCGGCCGCAAAAGCCTTCTTCTCTTCTTCAGAAGCTTCGTCAAGGCCACAAGATTTCAAGGCGTCTGCTGCTTCCTTTTCGAGATAGCGTTCTTCGCCTTCACGTTCATGATCAGAATCGAGTCGTTTAGGATCGTCCTTTTCACGTTTTTCGCCGTAAAGGACGCCAGCCTCAAAACCAGCCTTGAAGTTCGGATCCTTCATCTTTTCATCGAGCTCCGGATCGTCATCCTGAGCCTCCTTTTGATCGTCGGGCTTAGGATCTTCGTCTCCTGTAGCCTGAGAGTAGGCCAAGTCAGACAGAGTTGTTTTCAGCTTTTCAGCTTCTTCGTCCGTCAGACCTTTTGCCTTCAGTCCATCGATGATTTTTTGAATCATCGCGTCTTTGTCATCATCTTGAGCGCCGTCAACGATTTTCCCGTTGGGATCAACGGAATGCAAATCGATAATCGCCTTTGCTAACGTCACTTCAGCCTGCTCAACAGCGTCATCTTTTTCCATATTGAGAAAGTCCTTATTAGAATCGCGAACTCTTACCTCAGGCCCAGCGCGCCCAGTTTCCACAAGCGCAAGATGGTTCGCTCTGATCTTGCGTTGCACATAGTCGTATTTCTCTCCATCTGGTGTCTCACCCGGCGTGAAGTCAGGTTCGAACGTGTATGCAAGACTCAGCTCCCGCATTGAACCGTCTTCGATTCGGCTCCGGGCGTCCTTGTCATAAATATGGAGAGAGTTAACTAAAAACGGAGCCTCAAAAGCTCCGTCCGTTCCGGTAGTGCCGACCCGAGTCTGTTTGTTCTCAGGGGCTCCGTGATCATCGTGATGTTCAAGATGAATCGGAATACCGTTTATCGATTGAATAGTTTCAGGGGAACTGAGTTCTTCAGGCGGTCGATAAGCGTGATAGATCCTTTCTGGATCAAGTCCGAGCTCTCGCCAGCCTGCGATCTCCTTCCCGTAATACGGAGCAACTTGAACTCTTGTTAGGGGAGATTTTTCGACATGGAGAAATCCATTGTCATCTACGGTCCTGACACTAGTAGAGTCAAGTGCAACACTTCTGCTGTCATTGTTACTCGCCACTTCTTTCACCTCTAACCCATAAAATTCAAAGTCCCCCTTACCTGTTTTTTCGTCATGGGCTAAAATATCGGTACATCGTGATACGCCCCTTCCTGTTATGGGAGTTTCTTGGGGGTTGCGATCGGCCTCTTCCGTACTCCTGGATTTTGATTTCAGATCGGTACGGTACGAGGCCTTTTTACTATCTATGGCATCGGCCTTATCAATTAAATAATGCTTAAAGAGGTCTCCACCCACTTTTTTGTTCATTTCTTTAGAACAAAGCGTTACTTCATACTTTTTCCCGTCTATGGGGACAATTTTGCGGGTGTAATGAAATTTCTCGACATCGGTGTGTTTTTCCTTTAATCGAGAAGAGCTCCCTAGGTATTCTCCAGTACGATAAATATGTGCAAGATACGGCAACGCAAGCATTTTGTTGTCCGCAATTGAATTCCCCGTTTCTTTTGCTCCGTTCGTAGTAAAAACAATACGGTTTGCAACGGGAAGCCCTCCCGGATTCTCTACTGCCTTAATACCTCTGCAGTAATACTCTTGGACGTATTTCGTTGCCGTTTTAGCCGGAGACTGCCCTTCATGATTCTTTCTAAAAACTTCAAAACTTGGAAGCTTATCCGGCCCCACGCTGGTTCCTGCTCCTCCAACAATCTCGCCATTTTTGATTGCTATAGTTTGATTATTATCGGTTTTCCGGAACTTGATGTCGTCTGGCATTGTTAAAGATTCCTATTACTCAGGAAGAATTGAACGGAACTGGCACCTACACCAATAAAGTTCACCGGGCATTACATTTCTTCCAACTTCTTTGTCGTATAGTCCTTTAGAAAGATCAAACTCTTTCCCATTCATCTCAATGTGACTCTCCCGACTGGTGTATTTCCCAGGAACGTGAATCCAAACTCCGCGAGTAATTCCTAAACCTTTGCAGTTAGCTTGCTGAATCTGTTGATTCAGTTTTAGCGTTTGGTCAATCGCTACCCGCTGAGCTCGTTGAGCCGTAAAGGAAGATGAACGGCCCAGGGCCTCGACAATCTGCGAATACGTGCCATGACCTTCGTAAGCATCCATAAAAGCAGAGCGAATATTTGTCAGCTCGGATGTTGTAATGTTGCTTATGAGGCTAGTCGTGTCAGCCACCATCCCCGGCAGTTCATTTATTGCCTGAGGAGTGATGAAGAAGTGCCTGCGCGTCTGCCTCATCTCGTAAGCAAAAACTGAATCAGGAATGCCCGCCGCTTTTAGAGATGCTCTCTGAGCTGTCGAGACATCGGCGGCAAGGTTTTTCACGTACCACTCAGCAATCTGACGTGTTTCTCGATCCGCCGTTCTCATCCAGTTGCCCATGTTGCGGGCAATGAAGTCATCAACATTGCGACGGAAACGATCTGGGTCACGAAGAACCAAGCGGTTGATTTTTTCTTTGATGTTCCGAAGTCTTGCTCGATCAAGGGGATCGTCCGGACGAAACGTTAAGGAAGCGTCCTCGGTCAATCCCCCTGCTTCAGACAGATAAAGAAGAATCTCGTTGAGAATCCTATTTCTGAAGGACTTCAAGAAGGTATCGAGCTTCTTTTTGAACTTTGCTTGTCTGCCTAGGTTCGGTTGAACGGAACGAGCAGTCTTCATTAGAAAATCTCTCCAGCTTTATCTTCATCAGTCTTCGGCGCCGGCGCCACATTCTCAGCCGATCGCTGTTTCAGGAAGTTGTTCATCAGCTCATTCTGCTGACTAGGATCGTCTGTCATGAGTTCGCCTTCCATCCCTTCCGGCAATTCTTCCGGAATAAAGTCCAAACCCATATCGGAATCGCGACGAACAAACTCACGAACCTCTTCAGCACTCAGAACATTGCGGTCCTGCAGCACAGCCAACATGTCGACCTTTGTCTTAGCTGTGATTGCTGTAGCAGCGGCATCTGCCTCTCCAAGCTCATTGAACTTGAAGGAAATGGACGGATCAACATGACCAAACTCGACCAACTGGATAGCTTTCAGGACAGTTTGAATTGCGTCTCGATTGAGCTCTTGTTTCGACTTGATATGGTCGTAATAGTTCCGGATATCGCTCTGACCTGTCGCGTTGAAACCACTCGGAGAGATTCCGAGAAGCTTGACCGCAGGCGTGCGATTGATTGCCGCAATGAATTCCAATGCCTGCCTGATGATCCCTTCAACTCCTGAAATCGTCAGAGTGATGTTCTGCAGGTCCTCGGAAGAATCACAGGCAAAAATGGCCTCATTCGAGCGATAACGCTGTAAGAGCATCATCTTCGCGTCTAACTGCTCAATTCCGCCTGCCTCAAACGCCTCAGAAAAATTGGTTTTGAATACCGTGAGATTGAGTTTCTCCAGAATACTGACGCCCGTTTCTCTGGCTTTGTTCCAGTGCAGCACATAATCCCAAAGGATCTGAGCTTGAGGAATGCCAAGAAAGTTGTATGCAGGACGAAGAAGTAACGGAGGTTCATTGTCAACCAGTCGAATAAGACGGGATGCATGCACCTCTTGGCCAAGAACGAACCAAGATCTTGGCTTCAAATAATCGTCTTTGAGCGGTTGGCTGGCATTGTAGAAACCAGGCGAAACATTCACCGGATCGATAACGATAAATTTGACTGTTTTATCCTCGCCTACCAGTTCTGCTGACTTGTCAGAGAAATTAAGGGGGAGCTTTAGAGCCTCTCCTTCGGCACCCGTGTCAACAAAGATGAAAGCCCCGCCCATAAAGCCAACGATGCTCAGAGCTTCATTAAAGAGCTTCCTCAGTCGATATTTGTTCTCCTGCAGATCTTGGAGCTTCTTAACGTTATCCGCAGATTCGTCTTCACCGCCTTCAATCTGAATCCATTCCCGGCACATATCATCCGCAACAGTCTGAATGCAGGTGCGGATCATGCCGTTCTGGGCGATATTCTGCAGTACGCCGTAGCCGACAAACGATGTCATCGGGAACTGGCCTAAATCCAACGCGTGCTGTGTCAAAGATGCATAGTACGCATTGAAACTCGAGCCAATCGCGGCATCGTTCGTGAAGCGAGAGTCCTCTTTCTCCGGCTCTTTGGTGTTCAACGTGATCGGAGGATAAAAGAGCGTTTTAGCCTCCTCCTGAGAGAACGATGTTCTAGGAGGCACGAAGCGAGAGCCTGCTGCATCGATGATCTTTTGATTGATCTTTCGGCGTTTGTTTTCGTCTAGTTGATTCATGATTTTCAAAATCTAAAACGTGCCTGCTGCATCTGTTCTCTAGTCAAAATGACGCCTGAGCCGTTGCGAAAATAGTTCAATGCCTGAGTTGTGCTATCTACCTGGTCATCGTGAGAACCCGCAGGAAACTCAAGCAATTCACTGACGTAATGCGGCACCCAAGGTGCGGCGGTGTCTTCCGGAATAAAAACATTCCCTGCCTCAAAGTACGGAGTGACGGACGATGCCCTTGCCTCCTTTGATTCGGTGGGCGTTATCGGGACAAATCCCGAAACCGTAGATTTCAACTCAGAGATCACCGCCGATCCGTTAGCCTTGTCTTCAACCAGCTTCCGGACAACACGCGGCCACTTCTGTGCAAGAACTCGGACCATCTCTTTTGTCTTCACAAAATCCCATTGGCCTCGAACTTGATCAAGCAGGTAAAAATTCGGTCCTTTTTTGCCCCAAACCTGCCCTACCACGTAGTCGGAGTTTTTGGAGTCTTTGAATGTCATATCCCACGACATGAGCGTATGGTCAAACTCTGGAGGCAGGCTTGATGCTGTCCATCTTCTAAACCATTCAAGCTTGAACAAAGCACCGCCGTCGGGAACTGGGTGCTGCTGATATAGCGCCTCCCAATCTCTACTGCCTATCGTTTTCTTGATTTGCAGCAGAGTTGAAAGCGGATACCGTTCAGGATGCAGAGCTTCCCCAGCTTTGCGGTGCAATTCGTCATGCTCGGCGATCGCCGGATAATTTACGATCCGGAACGTATCGCCCTCTCCCATTCTCTGGATCAGTCGACCAATCAGGTCATCGGTATGCCAACGAGTGGCCATTACGATGACTCCACCTCCGGGAGACAGTCGAGTGTATGCGGTCGATGTGTACCAGTCCCAAATGGAGTCTCGTATCGTTTTAGAACCTGCTTGAGCTCTATCCTTAATCGGGTCATCGATAATCAGAATGTCAGCGCCCTGGCCCGTAATACCGCCTCCGACGCCGCATGAGCGATAGGCGCCGACATGACCGACAATCTCAAATAAATCGGATGTCCGAATGTACGACCCTCGCGAGTCCGGACGGACTCGCGAGCCATTTAGCGTCGTTTCCGGGAATACCTCTTGATATTTTTCGTCATCGATAATCCGCTGAACGTCACGATTAAAACGCTGAGATAAGTCAGCGCTGTAGGATGTAGCGATAATCTTCAGATCAGGAAAACGTCCGAAGGCGTAGGCAGGGAAACGGCGCGAAACAAGCTCACTCTTACCCGAACGAGGGGGTAAAGTAATTATCAGCCTCGGAGACTTCTTCTCTTTAACAGCTTCTAGAAACTCGTCGAGCATGTCACAAATTTCCTTATGTACCCATCCCATTAGGTAATCGGGCTTAGTGTACGTAGTGAAATGTGCAAGCGATTTACGGGCCTTAGCTATCCTGATCTCCTTTATCGTTGGAAGCCGCATTCACAATACCCTCCAGCGCGTCTAACTGTTCCAAGGTGAGCTTGCTTAGATCCAGCTGGTTAACTTTATCGACCTTGACCGGTTCACCGTCTTTTCCAGTGATCTCCTTCCTGTCAGTCTCTTTCCACCCACAGCGGCTTTTCATGTAAAAAATGGTCGCTGCCGGATTTCCCTCTCGAATGAGAGCCATCAACTTTCCGCCAACAAAGGCGTTGGCCTTAGCCTTTCCCTTTTTTATAGCGGTCGCAAAATTCGCAAAATCTTTTTTTCGATTCTGTAAGGTTCGATAACTAATCCCGAGCGCGAGAGCTATCTCTTCCTCGTTGTCACAAACCTGAGCCAGTTGTTCAACCTTCTCTAGGTCGATTTGAATGCGTGGACGAGTCCGCTTCTTTTGAACTTTTTCTTCCATGCCTTCAACCTGCCTGTAGTTAACTGGTCATATCGATGATCTTCTGAATTAAATCTTCGGGTCCGAAACTTTTAACGAAATCCTGAACCTGATCTTTGTACTCGATCGGAATTGAGAGCGTCAGATTAAAGCTGTCTGCCTCGGGTTCCTCTTTTTCCGGTTTTTCCTCAGCGGGTTCGGTAGTTCCACTCAACAAAGCATTCAACTCTTCGTCGGAAAAACCAGTGACCGGTGCCAAATCTGTATCCTGCAATTCCTGCAGCTCTATTCTCAAGAGGTCAATGTCCCAACCAGAATTAAGAGCAATTCGATTGTCCGCGAGGATGAAAGCCTTCTTCTGAGCCTCAGACAACCCGGTTAATTCAATTGTCGGTATTACCTTCAGCCCAAGTTTCTTAGCCGCCTTCAAGCGTCCATGCCCGGCAATCACTCCGCTCTGCTCGTCAACCAAGACAGGATTGTTGAACCCAAATTCCTTGATCGAACTGGCGATTTGATTCACCTGCTCCTCTGAATGCGTCCGGGCATTATTTGCGTACGGAATCAGGTCATTAACCGGTCTGTAGAGAATTTTGAGTTCAGATTCTTTCATAGCGTTAAAAAGGTGCGCCCAGCATGTTTCAGCCGAGCGCACTCCAACCAACCCCAAGAAGATAGTTTGTTAAGGCGGTTTTCTCCGCCATTCTCGTCAGGAGAATTAGAAATCCAGCGGAGTGAGCATCTTCCCGTTGGGAATCTAGGCTTGCTGGATGTTGTAAATGGCTCGGTGCTTAAGCCCACCGAGAGGCTGTGCGGTTTGTCGATAAATGTTGAGGGCAACAATGGAACCGCTGAGAATGTTGGCCGTCCGCTTGTTCTTTAATAATTCGATTTTGGAGTACGGGAGGACAATCGAAGATTGAGCGAACGGCCGAAAAACAAAAAGCCCCGAAATCGGAGCTCTCGTATTCGCCTGGCTTAACGCTCTGTGTCCTCTTCTCTTCGGACACACCGGTTCCTCCGCAAGGAACCTTCTCTGATTAAGCCAAAAAATCGGGCGGCTGATACACAGCTTGAAATTGTCTTGTAATCACTATACACCAAACAGCTCTGTAATCAATCTCGCCCCGTTTTTAATCCATTTTGATCAAGGCCGGCAATGCAATTTTTGCCAGCTCAATAACGTTTTCAATCGTCAACGGAACGCCTTTTTCTTTCGCGTATTTCTTTAGTTTCCCTATGAAATTATCGGTCCGAAGAGATTCAAGGAGAGAGTACCCTTCAAACGTCAAACTCGGTTCTCCCGTGTACGCAAAGCTAAAGAAGCCATCCGCGCTCTCTTTAATTTCGATGTTTTCAACATAGTTGGCGGAGCTTAAAAGCTTGATATGTCTCAGGACGACCACTTGAGCCGGATTTTGCCTCGACTCTAAGCGTTCTGAAAGCAACTGACCCTCTTTCCACTGGGAAATACTATCCGCATCCTCTAAAAATTCTTTAATCGTCTCAGCCTCAACGTGGGCGAGGATCGTTCTTATCAAGTTCCAATCAAGACGCATTTTTCCCTCTTTTATTTCCGATTTGTTCGAAGTACCGCAGTTTCAACGCAAAGAATAACAAAGCGTCGGTTGTCCAAGCGTCTAACTCCTTAGGCCTTATCCGCCAAATTTTTCTTCTGGCCCTGTCGAGAGAATGCACTGATGCGAAGGTGTACAACAGCACAATGAACTTCGCCGTCCTTACATTGAGGCCATGGGTTCCAATGGATAACACCTCCGTTTCGGGTGTTGCCATGTTTTGCCACGTGAAGTTAAGCAAATCGGCATCCTTCATGTCGACTTCGCGGGCCTTCATGCCGCTGTTGCCATCATCCTCTGTGTAGTCCTCTGAAAAATCAGTCTTGTTTCTTGTCAATGCGAGCGCTCTCTCTACCGCGTAGGCAATTGAGACATTTTTGACAACACGGTCACGGTATGCACGGCGCCAGTTGTCCAAACGAGGTCTGAGATCATCAATGAGTTTTTGTTCTGTTTCTGTCATCCAAGAGTCCTCAAGTAACTAAACGTGCAGTAGAGATAAATAATTCCGATGGCCGATAACCCAAAGAAATCCAACTTTTTCCTGAGCTTGTCGCGGTGCTCCAAAAAATCCGCAATCTTCTTAGCGACCCAAAGAAGGGCGAAGATTGCCATCACAGAATTGAGCCACCAGAAAACAAATGCTTCAACGTTAAAATGCCTGAACATTCCAACCCCCTCCCTCTTTCTTCGGTTTCGGCGTAACGACAAACAGCGGAATCGGGCACTCATCGGCACAGACTTTGCATTTCACCTTTGCATCTTCTTGGAAGATCCTCAAAGAACCCTTAACCTCATGCAGTTCTAGCGTTTTATCCGGACGCATGACCAAAAAATCAGGCGTGTATGAGCATCGGTTTGAGGCAATCTTCCACGTGAAGCGCTCGAACCAATATTTGAGGATTAACCCGGCGTTTTTCTGTTGCTCCAAGTAGTCCCGATAAGCGGCCTCGGTTCGGTTCATTTCACCGACCTTGAGCCTGCCTTTTGCTTGTAAAAACCTTTTCATTTATCCCTCCTAATTGAGTTTGTGTTGTTTGGTTGAATTCTTTGATGCTGTTTCCAGAACATTAGAGTTCCGTTGAGCGATGATCTGAGCGTGCGAAGGCCAACGTTCAAACTGTGAAAAGAAGTCTCTCCTGCGTTGAATTTGCTCGTCTCCCGCTTGTTCAAACACTGAGCATCTAGCAAACGAGACTGGATAGCACTCGATGCCGGCGCCTTTGTCCGGATGGTGGCAGTAGATGTTCATGTCCCCAAAGGACTGCTTTGGAGGAAGATGCTTCTTTCCGTCTGGACCTATCCAGAAGGCCTGAGCATGAATGCAGTAGAGACAGCACCCGCTCATTTACGCCACCTGATGGAGCCGATAATGGCTCCGATAAAGATTCCGACAACCCAGGCCACGCAGTAATCTATGTTCGACCCGCTCCATGCAAACCAGAAAATATCTGCTAAGTAGAGGACCCCACCGATGCAACCGAGCGATAGAACAAAGCTCCTGAAATCAAAGCTCATACTTCCATTCCTCCCAGTCGGACTGTTCACCGGTTAAATCAGAGTTGCGCTTCAACAATCCCCAGGCCTTAAGAGTCGCCTTCCTGACTTCATCCGGGTCAGCACATTCGTTAACCCAATTGAACCACTTAGATATGGATTCCCCGTATAAGTCCTGGTATCCCTTAGCAGTCAAACGTAGGACATCCTCTTCCTTTATTCTGTAAATTTGCAATCTTTTTCTCCTCTCGGATTTCAACGGCGGCCTGGACAAGCAGTCCGAACAGCACCAAATTGACGAAGACCACCGGCGCCAAAATGATCATCAACAGCTGCCATGCACTCTCTGACATAAAACCTCCTAAAAATACGGTTCAGGAGCTGGCTCTGACTTCGTTAGCTCGAGCCACGGCCTCACCGGTACACGCGTCCACGACGTGCAGAAATTCAGACTGGCGTTGTCTCTCCAAAGCTTGATGAACCCTTCCCAAGCTCCATTTCTCTGCTTGCACAGGTTCAAAACAAAATCGGGCTTGGTGTCATCGACATCCTTTCCCTCTGCCTTTTTCTGAATCTTGGAGATATCACGAGCCAAGACGAAAACGTTGAATGCAATGTTGGTGATGTTGGAGCTCCCCTTGATTGATTCCTTCGTTGCGGAATCAAACACCGAATAGGTTTTTGAACCGCCGTCTCCACGCTTTCGGCAATGGGCAACTACCACGATGTGGACGTTGTTGACCTTTGCAAACTCGACCAGTTTGCCCATAACGTAGTCGGTTTCTTTCTTGTCCATATCGTCTCTAACGCACATCATCAGAGAATCGACAAAGAGGATGTTCGACTGGTAGTCATGGACGGCGGAATCCAGCAGGCGCAACAGCTCATTGGGCGCAACTTTTCGCTGCAGATCGCAAATCCGCATTTTTGAGGCAAATTGTCGAAAAAACAGATCAACATCCGGCGCTTCAATTTTTCGCTTGTTCTGACTGCAAACTGTCTGCATGAGCATGCGTTCAATCGTTCTAACCGGCGCCATCTCAAAAGAAGCGATGTACAGAGAGGCTCCGCAAGAAATTAGGTGCAGTCCGATCTGCCCCAGCAAAAGAGATTTACCGGAACCGTTTTCACCGGCCAATACCGTCAGTTCTCCTGGTCGGAATTCAAAATCTATCGGTCGGCCGATGCACCCTTCATTGGTCTGTGTGAAGGGAAGCGTGAACTTGGACACATGAGTCTTCTTCGCTTCCAAATAGTTCTGAAAATCGTTTTTGAACTCGAGAACGTCCTTGTTGATGAAAAACTCAGGAGACTTGTACGCCCTGCTCTCGTAGTCGGCGAGCGATGTTTCTATCTCGGCTCCGCCCGTCGGATCGCCCCAGTAGTCATCCAGCTCAGGCGAAACGCTTGTATTTTTTGGATTCATAGTCAAATTTCCATGCAATCAGTTGTTTGTTTTTGAACATCACCGAGACGACAACGGCGGCGGGTAGGGATTTGGGAATTTCGAGCATCCAACGACGGACGGTTTCTCTGAGTTCGGGCGTATCGTCGACATCGATAAAGTCGATCAGAACAGTCTTGCCTCGGAGAAATTCAGCCTTGATGTGATTGGGTTCGTCGCAGAACGTAAACAGTATCGTCGGAACCTGTGGTCGTCTTCTAGGCAACACCTCAATTTCATCTTCGTAGATCGCATCAGCCTGATAGAGAGCCAGCTCACTGTCAGTCAGGCGAGGGAAAAAGACCAACTGGGTAGTCGTAAATGCGTCCGGATGCTCGTAAAACGTTCTACCCTGATCGTCTCGAACAACGGCAGCAGCGGCAAACATCATTTCTGCTCCTTATGGTTCGGGAGGTCCTTAATGTCGAATGCATTCATTCCCGCATGGAGTTTTTCGATGAACATGTCTCTAGCACCGATCGAATACGTAACCGGAGGAAGTTCTTTGTTGTATTCGGCAGCCGTGACCCACACCGCATTGGGATTTTTCCATTCGTCTTTGACGTATTCCGCCTTAAAACCAGTCCATCCTTCCGCCAAAACTCGCTCGATTGCCTCGGTCATGGTCCATCCTGCTTTTTTACATTCGGTCTGCATGAGCTTGAGGGCGTACGAGTTGAACGGCTTTTTTATCGCCTTGCGATGTGCAATGAAATCATTCCAACGGTCAATGGGAACGTCATCGGGTTTTTGAAGTGCAGACGAATCATTTTTGACTTTCCCGCCTTTTTGAACCTTTTCCGTTTTGGAAACAGTTGGCTGAGTGTCTTTCTCTTCTTCTGCATTCAAAAGCGGAAGTTCTTCCTCTGTTGGATCGGTTTTTGAAAAAGAAGGTTTTTCAGATACACGCCCCGCGAAATTTTCGGAAACTTCCGGATGTTTTTCGCTCTTTTCTGTGCGTGTATATGTTTCTTGTTCTTGTTCTTGTTCTTGTTCTTGGCTTCGGAGGGCCTTGGAAGGGGCTTCTAAGGGGCTTTCAAAGATCTTATTTTCTCCCTGTGTTTTGTTACAGAACTCTTCGAAATCAGGGGCCGGAATATCCTTGAACCCAAGGTTAAAACACTCGTTATATTCTTTAATAAACAGGTACTTAAAGTTTTCCGGCATCGATTCAATAGCCGTCTTAATGCCCGTTACTCTTTTGTCTGTTGGCTTTAATTCCGAAGCAATCTGAAACAGCGCCATCTTTTTGACGAACACATACTCACTTTCATAGTCGTAAATGGCGAAATCTTCCCTTTGAAGGGTCTCCAAAGCATCTCGAATACCCTTTAAAGGGCCTTGGAAGGGGCTTGGAAGGGGCACCGAAGGGGCTTCTAACGGAAGACCAGTTTCTGCTGAGATTTGACACAGAGGACAATAAAAGACTCCGGTCATGTCATTGTTCGGACAAGAGAGCAGATAAGCCGCTACCAATTTGGCCGAAATATCTCCTCTTAGTTTCCGACCAGTCTTCCCTATCCAGAATTTAGGTGTAATGCTCGAATATTTACGCATTTTTTAGCGCTCCTATTCAAACGGAAGAAATCCGATCGGCAATAACTCTCTTTGCATCATCCCAAGGAAAATCAGGCCGGAGCTCTTCCATCTTCACTGCACCTCTCGTGAACTGCTCGATTTTTGCGCAGTGACGGGAAGGAATAGGACGTTCATTCCTAATCCAATTTGAAATATTCGAGGCTGGAACACCTAAATAATCGGCCAATGCCTTTTTAGACGGTGCTCCAGTCAATTCAAAAAATTCAGCAAGTTTCATAAAAACCACCATTACCTATTTGGTTAGATTTTATCATTATCTAATTGATAAGTGTCAATTATTAATTTGGTAATCTTGAGAAAAGGAGAGAACCATGAAAGCAGTTACTGAAATTCGTCGAGATAACTTAAATTCCCTAGTTAATAGGGCTGGATCTATTGCAGAGCTAAATGAACAGTTAGGAAGAAAGAGGAATCATCCTTCCATTGCTCAAATAAGAAATCGGTCGGATAGAGGAAATGGAACCCATTACGAGATGGGAGATAAGCTGGCTCGAGATATTGAAAAAAAATTAGGTTTGAGTTATGGCTGGATGGATACAAACCATACGGCGGATGAATGGCCTGACGACAACATTATTAATTTAAAAAGAATCAGTATCCAAGCCTGCTGCGGAGCTAATGGCATCCAGAATTATGAAGATGAAGCCTTTGTTGAACAAATACAAGTATCCCGGCCTTGGTTCCAAGAAAACATCAGTAAAGTGAGGGAACAAGGTTATGAACTTATCACTGCTTCCGGCGACTCAATGGAACCAACTTTTAGGAACGGTGACTTAATTGTGGTAGATCGTCAAGACAGTGATCTTAAGCGCGATGGTGTTTTCTGCGTTCTAATCGATGATGACTTGTATGTTAAGCGAGTTCAGCGCATCCCAGGAGCTATTCTTTTCATATCCGACAATCCTCTCTACCGACCATTTGAAATACCTCTAAAAGAGATTGATTTTAGGCTCCAAGTTCTTGGACGCGTTGTTAACTCAATGAATCTCAAAAGATACGATTAAAACACCTTGGAGGTAGTTAACATGGGTCTGTTTAGCAAAATAAAGAACATTTTTTCCAAGCCAAAAACCAATTTATCTCATAGAGAACTATCCCCTAACCCTCTAATCAATGAGCAGAATAATAACTTGGATGGCCCCGATATTTCCGATATAGGAATAATTCTTAGGAATCCTGAGACAATGGATGTCGAAGATCATATTAAGAGCGCCATTCCATCAAAACATGGATTATTGCCTAATGAACTGAAGTTGTTAGAGCAGGCTCACTATTTTAAAAATAAGGAAAATCGCTTCCAAGCATATTGGAAATATCAATATGGATTTAACGACGTACAGCAAGCGTTAAAAAAATTAGAAGATAATGGATTTATAACCGCGTCAAACTTTGAAGAAACCCTACAAAAAAGCGTGACTATTCCAGAGTTAAAAAGAATTCTTAAGGCGCATGGAGCCAAAATTAGCGGAAAAAAGGCCGAACTCATTCAACGAGTCTTAGGTCTTCAAGATGTGGAAGAAATTAAAAAACAATTTGATAATCGTCCATATAAACTCACTTCTAAAGGTGAAATTGAACTCTCAGAGAATAGTTACATTAAGAGTCCATTTTTTACGGTTTGGCAGCTTAATAGATGGGTGCATGAGCAGCCTAACGTGGAATGGAGGGACATAGTTGAACAAAAATTAATCGAAGGAGGCAATAATTATCAACTATACCTTTGGTTCCTAGATAAAAAGGATTATCTGAAATCTTTCCGGTGTTTATTAAGGACAGTGAGGAATAGGATAGAAGAATTCCCCGCTTTTAGTCCCTTTTACTACGGTCTTCCAGATAGGAACGAAAAAAAATTCTTTAATGACGTTCAACTACTATTAGAAAATCTGAATGGAGTCTACCTTCCAAAGTTGATGTACTTTCAAGACCTTTTTTCATTGAATGAGGATAAATTTAAGGAACTTGTAAGGCGCGAGTTGGAATTTGATACATCAACTCCTCGTAAGTTCTCAATTGATTTCCTTATGAGCATTATTTTTGATGAGGGAAAACAGAGAATCACCCTAACTGAAAGTCAAGAAAAAAACAGTAATCTATAAAAGTTAGAGCAAATTTCTCAGTCCGCTTCGGCGGCCTTTTTTTTGCCTTAAGCAAAAAAACATTCTCTCTTATCCAATACTTATCTTCTTAGTAACAAAAACTAACCTAATTGCTTGCAATTTGTATTACCTATATGGTAATATTTCTTCATCAATCAATCGTTCTTTAACAGTCCTTCTGAAGATTGTCAGGAAGGAAAAGCTCCTAAAGCTGAGTAAACCGAAAAGCCAGGGAGCGACCAGGCGGCAAGTGAATTGCGCCTAAGCATGGGGATCGAAAGTGAACCAGCGGCAGAGAGAATGCTGAAAGTGTCAAACGTTAAAGTCGTGTAGCACCGGTAGGGGCCGTTCAGCGAAGACAGTTCATAAACAGAAGCGCCTTCTTTTTTTTATCAACCAATTTAACCAACAGGTTCAAATGGAGGGCGCTTCTGTTTATTTGATTGGAGACATCAATGGGAAAAATAATGACCTATAAAGAGACGGCCAAGTGTCCTATCTGCGGCCTTCTCTTGGAAAAGCAGGAAAAAGTGATCCACCTGGGAATTCCGACGATCAAAGCCGAATGTCCGGATTGCGGATACGTCAGCTATTTCTACAGTGCGAAGGCGGACAAAGAACTAAAGGCTCGAATAAAGATCAATGATCTTGTCGTAAAGGAAGCCAAAAGCTCCGGCAATGATTGCTAGGAAGACCGCGAATTGTTTCCAAGTGACGTAGCTACTCAGGGAACCCTGTATCTGAAGTTGTACCCATTCTCTGGTGATGGGGTCGTTTTTATCTTTTTTACCCATCGATTTCTTCCTCAACGAATTCGCGATCAAATAGAGCTACCCAGCCGCAGTGACCGCAACGGAGAATATTGACGCTTTTCAGAAGGCTTGGACTCTCGGACCTTTGACCGTGCTGCGGATCGATTGCAGCAATTTCCTCGTGAGTTCCACCATTTTCAACAATAGCCTCTCCGATTTGATTGTAAAGGTAGTTCTCAAAAGACTGGTCGAGGATCTTGGTTTCCGCAACTGTACCGTCCGAGTTTTGCTGTGTTTGCCAGTCGGTGTGGTGGCAGATTGGACATTTGAATCCGCCAGTTTTCTTATTTAGATACTTTTGCCACTGAGCAATCGAGATTGTTTTCGACATGTGATTTCCTCCAGTCGATTAATTATCCACTCAAAAGCCCCTTCCTTGCCAATTTGCATGTTCAGTGAACGGCAGCGGAAGAGGTTTCTGAATGAATTGACCATCAAAGGAGACAACAATGGAAAGACTTGTAATTGAAAAGCGGGATTACTCAGACGTTGAGGACGCCCTGAAGTGTTCCGGGAAAGCTGAACAGATTGCCGAACTGATTAACGATTTTGAGTATGAGCTCAAAAATTGCCAGCTTGCGGACGAGTCTCTTCAAAAGAAGCTTGACGAAATAAATAGCTTTTTCTGCGAGGAGTCCGAACGTCTCATGAAACTGGCTGAAAGTAAATTCAGATAACGAACTGGGGCAGGAGAAAGCAATGACCGATAAAGAACAAGATGTGCGGTGCTTCCTTTGTTGCGGGAGCCTCACTCTTCCAATGAGTAAAGAAGAAATGGAAGGACTTATTAAAACTTTCATAGAAAACAATTTGACCATCATTGAATTTACTCAAAGGAACAATAATCTGACAGCCGTAGATAAAGTCAAAAGAATCCACGAGCTGTCCTTCCAAGCTTTAGAAGCCAACAAGCTGCTTGAGAAATTACTTCACTCTGATCAAAAGGCAGCAGGCTCACCCGGCTTCAGCTCCGATTACTATGGCGAGCACGAATAATCTGAACAGCTCGCTCCAGATCGAAATCGATTTCTTCAAATTCTTTAATCATCTTTTCTTCTAATCGTCCTATACGAGTAAGGGCTTCGAAAAGATCTTTTTCAGCTTGATTCTCTTTTGCATCCGGGCTTCCCCCGATGTTGATTTTAGGGAGAGTAAGCGTGCCGTTTTGAACAAAAGCAATGATTAACTTTTGAATGAATTCTTTATCCATTTTTCCTCCGTTGAGATATTTAGTAATTCGGCAAATTAATTATCTCGCAGAGGTGACACCCCGGAAAGACGGGGACTTCTTCAGACCATCTTCATAAGCTCCCCAGGCTTTTACCAATTTTTTAGTTCCAATTTTTTGCGTTCAGGGGAGCTTTTGAACTGTCTCTTATACACATCTCCGAGCCCACGAGACGGAGCTACATCTCGTATGCCGTCTTCTGCTTGAAAAAA